GAGCGGCAAGGGCACCATCGACCAGAGGGTCATGGACGTCATTGAGTCGAAGATGAAACTCATCGAGGCGGTTCTCGGGGAGCGGCTGAAGGGTACAGCGAAGGGAACTGGGAAGGACCGCATCGACGTGAGCAGTGAGATCAACGACATCTTCGGTGCACTACAGGCGGATGCAAAAGTATGACGGACAGGAAGCCAGAGCGGCCGGACATCCACTATGAGCACCCCCTGCTCGATTTCCCCACAGGCAACGGGGACAAGGACTGTCCCACCTGCAAGGGGAGGGGAGTGATCCCCGTCATGGCGGACGTGGGTGGTGGGGTGATGTGGCCCGGGGGAGGTACGCAGAACTGCACCTGTGTCTTCAAGCGGGACCTACTCGCCAACGTCAAGCGGGTCTGGAAGGTCCTTCTCAACGTGGATTCGGTGGACGCTAGTCCCTTGTTCGGCCGCACCAAGCAGAGCCTCTGGATCACGGCCTCCTCTTTCGATTTTCGCCGGCACCTCAGGTTCGTGGCCTTCCGTATGGGTCCCCAATGGGATGCTCGGGTGGTCGCTGATGCCACGTTGATGACCGCGTGGTTGAACACTGCGAAGTCGGTGTACGACTCTGACGTGCTTCTGGAGCGGGAGGGTCAACAGAGGGACCGACCCTCAGAGCACTTTGTCACCCTGGTTGACCTGGTGGTCCCCTTCGATCTGCTCATCATCGTGCTGGGGGTCAAGGCAGCCGCCAACAAGGAGATGGCCAACGTGCTTGCGGAGGCATTGAACGAGCGAGAGCAGCAGGGGAAACCCACCTGGGTCGTGGACTCCTATGCCTCTCCCCTGAGCAGCGTCTCTCACAAGTGTCACAGCCCACAGGTCCTAGAGATTCTTGACGGCTTCCGTCGGGTTCGTCTGGAAGACGAGAGGGTGAGCAACGAGCCTGCCACGGCCGCTCAGCAGTACCCAGCCAGCAGGAAGCCCGGTGTGACGCCTGCAAGCCCCACTAGCGGCTCTGGGGGTGCTGCTGCCCCCTACACCCGCCGTAAGGGTGGGATGGTTCAAGAGGGGGCTCCCAGGGCTCCCTATCAGCCTCCCGAAGAGGTCAAGACCTTCTTGTCAATGCCCATGGAGGATGATGGGGAAGCCTACGAGGGGGAGATTCCGGAGCCGGATGAGGATGATGACGAGTTCAGCGTGGATGCTTTGATGGCTGCGGCTCATACGCCGAAGCTGGTGCCTGACGGAGTGGGCAAGCTCGAAGATGACACCTTCAACCCGGATGATCTACTTGAGGACTTCCCGTCCGTGGAGGAACTGGGCGGCAACGCCGCCGAGCTTCCGAAATGGATGACGGGAGCGCTCTCAAAGGAAGAGCGGGTGGCCAAGCAGAAACAGGCGAAGTGGGCTAAGAAAGGTCGGAAGAACGAGGGTGGTCGATGAAGTCTCTGCTTCGCTCAGTGTTCATTGCGGATGCTGGGGACAATCCCGAGCTGTTGCTCCGCAACTATCAGATGCTCAACGGATCCGCCCTTGGTTTCGAGGTCCCTGAATACAACGCCATCTGGGCCTACATCCAAGAGTTCGTCCGGGCTCATAGTCACATCCCGAACCTCGCGACCCTGAGGTCACACTTCGAGCACTCCAAGGAGGACTCGGTCCTAGATCAGCTCCGGGTGCTGGAGGGGCTGAAGGCAAGGACCAAGGGGGACTTCCAGCGAGTCCTGGAAGACAAGGCCAACGACCGTCGGCAGCGTGTATGGGCTGAGACGCTCAAGGAGGCGTCCATCATCACCTCCACTGGGATGGAGGTGGCGGATGGCAAGGAGAAGAAGATCCTCCTGGGGCCAATCCACTCCGCCCGGTATGTGATGGAGAAGGCTCACGACATTGTAGCTCCCACCATCGGCGGGAGGCTCTCCGGTGAAGTCACCAAGGATGGTGTTGCGGTCAAGGAAGAGTACGAGAGGGTCGAGGCAGACCCTCTCGCCGGTATTGGGCAGTTCTGTTTCCTCCAGCAGTGCGATGATGCCCTCGGCGGGGCCAAGCGACACGAGCTTTGGATTCATGCTGCGTTCACCGGCGGGATGAAGAGCACGTTCATGCTCAACTGGGCCTACAACCAGGCCGTGATCTACAAGCACAACGTGCTGATCTTCAGCCTGGAGATGCCCTACGGTCAGTGCCGGCGCATCCTCTACGCCATCCACTCGATGCACCCGAAGTTCCGTGAGATCCGAATGCGTCTGGGCATCCAGACGGACCCCGAGCAAGACGTAGGACTGCCCTACCAGGACATCCGGGATGGCAAGCTGCACGAGTGGAATGTCAACGCCAAGGCCTTCTACTTCGACTATGTGATCCCCGATTTCAATGGGGAGGATGTGGTGAACCACCCCTACCTCGGTCAGGACTACGCGAAGATCCACATCGAGGTTGCCGACCCCGACAAGGACGATTTCACGATGCACGACCTCCGGTCCATGGCCGAGGTCATCTACAGCAAAGACCCCTTCTCAATGGTGTTCGTGGACCACTGCGGGCTCATGTCGCCCCGTCGGCATCGCAGCAGCACCACAGAGAACCTGAACGAGGTCATCCGTGACCTCAAGAAGCTCGCTCTGGGATTCAACCGTGGGCAGGGGATGGCGGTCGTCGGTCTGTTCCAAATTTCCCGTGAGGGGTACAAGAGTGCTCTCAAGACGAAGGAGAAGACCGGTGTTGCTGGCTACAATTTGACTCACCTGAGTTACGCCAACGAAGCCGAGCGATGTGTAGCAGTTTCAAGCACTTTCATCCGTTCTGGCCGGGGAATTGTGCGCATTGACGAGGTTTCCCGATATAGAGAAACCGTGTGGTCGGGTTCCGGTTGGAAGCAAATCAAGCAGGTTTTCGACAATGGTGTCCGCCGCATCTGGGACGTGACAACGGACAGGGGGTCCAAGCTAGGTTGCACGGCATCCCATCGAGTGCGGGTGGTGCAAGATGGCCAATTGGGTTGGCAGACCATCAGCAACTTGAGTCCAGGTAAGGACTATGTGGCAAGCACCTTCGGCGAAGAGGAGGCATGGCCCAGCAGGTTCCCGGCACTCCCTGACCTTGTCATTGGGTCCGGTGAAAAACCGAGTGGGCAGCAAGGAATCCCCTTGAAAACTCCCGCCAAAGTTACTCGTGATCTAGCCTACTTGCTGGGAGCTTGGGATGGTGACGGCAAGACACACCCTCGGGGCCTGGGTTGGACGGGGAACCGGAAAGAGACGGCTGTTCGGGATCGACTCCATACCTGTTTTGAGCATACCTTCGGTCATACCCTGCCCCTTCAAGAGAACCCTTCTCGGTCAGGATCCTTCGAACTGGTGAAGTGGAGCCAGCCTCTGAAGCGGTGGTTTGAGACGGTGGCGGGTAAACGGGCTGTCGAAGTCCCCACCTGCATCTTGCAGGCCCCCCGTGAAATTGTGTGTGCTTACCTGCAGGGATTGTTTGATACAGACGGATGGGTGAACAATCAGGGGGTCGTGGGCATTAACATGAAGGGGGCCTGTGAAGACTTCCTGCGCCAAGTACAGTTGCTGTTGACAGCCCTGGGTATTGACTCGGACTTGTCTAAGTGGGGCTCTTTCTTGCGCCGGACCGGGAAAACCTACCCGAAAGTGTTACTCCGGGTGCGGACTCGTGAAAGTGCCCAGCGTTTTCATCAAGACATTGGGTTCTCCCAAGAGGATAAGCAAGCACAGCAAGTATCCGGGCGGGAGTCTCGCAAACAGGTGTATCCAGTACCTCACACGTTCTTGTCTGCCTTTACCCAAGTGCATCCTGCGGGGTCTGTCCAGGGGGCGTTCCCTCGGAGCTTTTATAACCTGCCTGCAAAGGTCCGTAAGACGGGGCTGGTGCCTCGGAGTGCCGTGGAACTTCTGGTGCAACACGCATCGGAGAAGGGCATCGGAGGTGCTGAAGTCCAGTTCTTACGACGATTGTTGACCTTCCAGGTGATGCGGGTCGTTTCTGTAGTAGATACGGGTCGAGATGAGCCCGTGATGGATCTGGAAGTGGACGGGGATCACGAGTACCAAACGGGGCCTGTGCTGTCACACAACTCGGCCGACGTGGTGACCTCAACCTGGATCGATGATGAGTTGAAAGCTCAGTCGAGGGTGCAGTTCAACTGTCTCAAGTCTCGTGACCAGGCAGCGTTCCTGCCCTTCATCGCCCGGGTGGAGTGGCCTTGTCGTCGGCTTCTGAGCTGTTTCGATGTGGCGCTGACTCCCGAGGAGAACGCCAAGATTGGTGCGGCCGTGGACAAGGCCGCCAAAGAGGAACTGGAGACGGACTGATGAAAGCCCCGTTCTCTCGGTTCGGCAACAAGGATGCTGTGGCCCCTGAGGTGTGGCGACGGTTTGGTTCCGTGTCCAACTACGTGGAGCCTTTCGCCGGTTCGGCTGCAGTGTTGCTGATGCGTCCCGACGGTCCCAAAGGGATGGAGACCATCAACGATGCCGATGGGTTCATCTCGAATTTCTTTCGAGCCGTGGCTGCGGAGCCGGAGGAGGTACTTCGTTGGGCTCAGTGGCCTGTGAACGAGGCTGACCTTCACGCCCGACATCTCTGGCTTGTGGGCCAGAGTGAGAACATCTTGAACAGGTTGATGGGGGACCCTCACTGGTACGACGCCAAGATCGCAGGTTGGTGGGTGTGGGGTTCCCTTTCGTGGATTGGCCGAGGTTGGTGCATCGGCAAGGGACCCTGGGTATCCATTGACGGGGTCTTCCAGGCTCGCCCAAAAGGGGATGTCCGACCAGGTGTCCGTCGAACGGTTCCACACCTGACCTACAAGCGGGTGGGCAAGATCACGCTGGATCATTTCCAGATGCTCTCCGAGCGGCTACGGGAAGTTCGGGTTGTGTGCGGGGACTGGACTCGGTTGCTTGGGGCCGGGCTGAAGACGGCCAAGATCAACGCTCTGTTCCTTGATCCCCCCTATGGACGTGGGACAGACCAGCTCTATCCCACGGGGGCAAGTCTGAGCGATGAGGCTGGGATTGCGGCAGCCGTATGGGACTGGGCTGTACAGCACGGGGATGACCCCGCCCTACGCATCGCAGTAGCAGGGTATGACGATGGACGGGTCCTACCCGAGGGCTGGGCTCAGTGGAACTGGGCAGGGACGAGTCGGCAGTCCAACACGGGCTACTCCAATGCAGGGGGGCAGGGAACCAAGAACCTCACCCTTGAGACTCTCTGGTTTTCTCCCCACTGTCTCCAACCGGACAACAACTCTATCCTGGATCTGCTGCAATGCCCGGAATGATCGTTATCCATATGGCCCGGAAGCCCCTTGAGGGCACCGTTGCGCAGAACGCCCTCAAGTACGGCACAGGGTCCCTGAACATCGGGGATACCCGACTCTCCACCAAAGACAATCTTGGTGGTGGGGCATACGCTTCGGACCCGACTCCCCGACCCAATCCTGAGGACTGGCGTTTCAAGCGGGGTGGCGCAGGGGACACTCCCCCGGAGGTCTCAGGGAGATGGCCTGCAAACGTCATCCTACAACACAAACCGGGTTGTGTTCAGGCGGGCACCAAGATCGTCAAAGGCAGTCCCTCATCGAAGACTGTACCTGATGCCTATGAGGGTGAATCCGTAACGGGGATGCTACGCGGTGTCTCTCATCCTGGCAATCAACACGGGGATTCCACGGGGAAGGAACAGGTTGCGGCTTGGGATTGTGAGTCTGGCTGCCCCGTGGCTGACCTGGATGAACAGAGCGGGAGCCTCACTTCGGGCACGGGAGCGGTCAAGAGGGCGTCCTCGCGGGACCAGGATGGCAATGGGAGTGCAGCCTTTGGTCAGGAGAATCGTCCAGAGGGGACACCAATGGTCTCCTACGGGGACACCGGCGGTGCCTCCCGGTTCTTCAAGCAGGTGGAGTCCGACCCCGAGTGGGATTGTGAGCCTGACTGCCCTGTAGCAGACCTGGATGAGCAGAGCGGGGAACGTCCTCATAGTTTTCGGACAAGCCGTGACCATCAAGGGGGCTTGTTTGGGTGGAAAGCAGGAAATACCGAGGGGCACCGGGACACAGGAGGTGCCTCCCGGTTCTTCAAGCAGGCATCGGGAGACACCCTCACCGAGTATCTCCGCACGATGGGCTCAACTCCTGACAAGCAAGCCGTGGTCATCTCCGCCACGACGGACATCTCCACCTGGGAGACCGGCTCGGTCTGTGGCCTGGTCGTGACCAGCGGCAGTCACACCATCACGGAGTCCCAAATCACCGAGTGCTGGCGAGTCCTCCCGCCGGGTGGTCACGTCTTCCTCATCGCTCCCGATACCCAGCCCACAGGTCACACCGGAGCCATTCGGTTGGAGGACGCAGGGTTCGAGATCCGTGACGCCATCCTGCTTGTCCAAGGTCCTGGCTCCTTCCACTACGTTGCCAAGGCAGGAAGGAAGGAGCGAGAGGCTGGTTGCTCGAAGCTGCCGGCCAAGGCTGGGCACGAGGCCGTGGAACGGGAAGAGGGTTCGGCAGGGGTGCAGAACCCACGAGCCGGGGCTGGGCGGACTGCGAAGAAGGTCCGTAATTTCCACCCGACCGTGAAGTCCATTGAAATCATGAAGAGGTTGCTGGCCAATGTCCCCAAGGACCTGGGGGCCGTGGTGGATCCTTTCCTGGGCTCCGGGACCACGGGCATCGCTTGTTCGATCACAGGTCATGATTTCGAGGGCATCGAGCGGGAGCCAGAGTATCTCGCCATTGCGGATGCCCGTATCCGTTACTGGAGCACCTCGAAGTACCGGGGACACGACACGAAGATCGTGTCTGATCACCAGGTCAAGAAAGAGCCCCCGAAGACTGTGTCCCTCCTCGACTGGTTTGGTGAAGACTGATGACGACCATCACGCTGAGACTGGGTGACAGCTTCCAGGTCCTAAAGACTTTGAAGGGTGTCGGGGCTGTGGTCACGGACCCCCCATACTTGGTGGGCTTCATGTCAAGGGATTGGGATGCAGAAGGCACTGGTCAGGAAAACGCGGCTTGGCACCTAGAATGGTTGAAAGCCTGCTTTGACGTTCTGCCCTCTGGCGGCATCATCAAGGTGTTCTCGGCCACCCGCACATTCCATCGACTTGCGGCTGCCATGGAGGAGGCAGGGTTCGTCCTGCCCGTGGAAGGGTCCCTTGAGGCTTGGGGGTACGGATGTCTCACGGAGGACACTGAAATCTTGACCCCAGAGGGGTGGGCACACTACCATAGAGCCAAGGTCGGAAAGCAGGTGTTGGGCTTCAATCCCGAGACCGGCCAACTCACATGGCAGTCTGTGGAGGAAACCTTTGAGTACCCCTACGACCGAGAAGCCTACCGTCTCTATGGAGACGGCACTGACCACATCGTGTCCGTCGGACACCGCTGCCTTGTCCAACGAGAGGGTCACTGGGAGTTCATCCGAGCGGAGGGGCTGGAAGCAACCGAGGTTGTGCCCAGCGTGCAGTGGGGAGTTCATCCCCCACAAAGCGTCACAACAGACGTGCGGACGTTCCTGTGCGAACCGGATCCGAGTGCAGATCAAGAAGCCCCTGGCGGAACGGAAGGGGCAGTTCATTGCCTGCACAGTGTGTGGCACGCTGAAGTGGTATCCCGATGCGTGGCTTCGGAAGGGGGCACGCCAGCCAGTTTGCTCTCGGAAGTGCAACGGAGTGCATCGGGGTCAGGACTGGGCGAAGCACGGGCACAAGGGGGCTGCGGCGGTGTCTCCCGAAGGGAGAGCATCTGCGATCAAGAAAATGACGGGGCCGAGCAACCCGGCTTGGAAGGGTGGGGTGACCTACTTCAGGAAAAAGGGCAACTACACCAAGAACGGACAGATCCGGTACTTGCGCTGCCCCCCCGAGTTCCGCCCGATGGCCCGCAAGGATGGGTACATCATGGAACACCGACTGATCGTAGCTCAGGTGTTGGGTCGGTGTCTCTCTCGACAGGAGACGGTGCATCACTTGAACCACAACCCCGTGGACAACAGGCTGGAGAACTTGGCGTTGTTCGCCTCGAATCAGGCACACAAGCTGTTCGAGGCGCATGGGAAGCCCTTGCCGATCTGGCAAGGGTAGCTGTTCAGGTTGAAAAGGTGCACCACACAGGGACGGTGTGGTGTGTCAGGGTGCCCACCGGAGCTTTTGTAGCTCGACGTAAGGGGCTGACATTCATCACTGGAAACAGTGGCTTTCCGAAATATTTGAACACGAGCAAGGCTATCGATCAGCACTTCGGTGCCGAGCGAGAGGTCGTGGGCAAAGTGGGCAACATCGACCCACAGGTTGTTGATAGAATCGCTTTGGATTACGGGGGGGCAACCGGGAAAGCGAAGAACGGACTCAAGGATGGCTACTCCCTAACTGCGGCAGCAACCTCAGAGGCAGCCAAGTTCGATGGGTGGGCCACGGCCCTGAAGCCGGGTTGGGAACCCTTCTTGGTGGGGATCAAGCCCTGACGGTCGGGATCTTCGCTACTGCCTCTATCTCCTCTGCTCTGTGTGTCCTCCGCAGTCCAAGGAGAGTTCATGAGGCGAAGTGCAGCCCGGAAACCACAGACCAGTCAGAAGAGGATGGGGAACAAGCAAGGTCGGCAGGAGCGCCGACCTGAACCTCAGATAGAGCGTCAGGATGTTCACGAGCATCATCGTCAACTGACCCCTGTCCACCCCAAGACCACGGGGCAACGCGAGTATCAGGATGTCCTTCGGTCCCACGACCTGGTGTTCGGACTCGGCCCGGCCGGGACGGGCAAGACCTTCCTCGCCGTCTACGAGGCGGTCTACGCCCTGGAGAAGGGGTTGGTGGACCGCATCGTCCTGACTCGACCCGCAGTAGAGGCCGGGGAGCATCTGGGATTCTTGCCGGGTGACCTTGGTGAGAAGGTTGCCCCGTACCTGCAACCGCTGCTCACCTCCCTCTACAAGATCCTGTCGAAGGGGAGGGTGGACTGTCACCTCAAGAACGAGAAGATCGAGATCGTGCCCCTGGCGTACATGCGAGGCAGGACCCTCGAAAACGCCTACATCCTCCTCGACGAGGCCCAGAACTGCACCTTCGATCAGCTCCTGATGATGCTGACGAGGATCGGTGAGGGGTCTCGCTGTGTGCTCACTGGGGATGCTTCCCAGACGGACCTGGAGGGCAGTGGGCTGATCACGATGAGCCGGATCCTGGAGAACGTCGGTGGTGTGGGGTCCTACGAGATGAGTGTGGATGACGTGGTTCGTCACACTTTGGTCGCGGACATCATCCGGGCGGTGGATACCTACCGGAAATCCCAACCCCGGATGAAGGTGGTCTAGGCCGGGTATGGTCCACGGGCAGAGGCAACGTAAGGAGATCCCCATGACTCAGTACACCCTCAAGGGTTTTCGTCCAGAGCCCGATAGTCCCCAACACTGGGGGTTCGAGGGCAAGCTGCGTGCAAGAATGGTCCAAGCGACCACTGGGGACGTAGACCTCCGCCCGTGGACCAGCCCCCGACATGACCAAGGGGCCACGAACACCTGTGTTGCACAGGCAACCTGCAAGGCGTTCGAGATCAAGCGAATCATGAAGTACGGGCACGCTGCCCATGTGGATCTCAGTCGTCTGGCCATCTACTGGTTCGCCCGGAACCTGATGGTGCCTAAGGAGACTCACATCGACGAGGGGACCTACATCTCGCACGCTTTCGATGCGATGCGACGGTTCGGGGTCCCACCGGAGATGGCCCATCCGTGGGACTTCCGGGCCATCTTCGAGGCCCCGAGTTGGGACGCCATGCGTCAGGCGTACCTCTCGAAGATCGAGTCCTTCTACAAGATCCGCTCGACGGGCCTGGCCCGTGTGGATATGGTCGTCGAAGCTCTCCAGGCGAACAACCCCGTGGTGTTCGGCACCAACGTGAATGGTGCCTGGAGTTCCTACCGGAAGGGTCAGGTTCTTGTTCCGGTCAGCAATGACGATCGGACGGGGCGTCACGCCACCTGCATTGTGGGTATGAAGGATGGGAAGTTCATCGGAGAGAACTCGTGGGGCACCAACTGGGGTGACAACGGCTTCTACCTGATGGATCCCGCGACACTGATCAGTGACGTCAGCAGCGATTTCTGGGTTCCCCAGGCTGGCTTCGAGACCTACCAGGAGCGACAGGGATGAGTGATTTCAATCCAGAGGACCTCTGCCCCGGCATTCGTCGGACGGTGATGCAACTTCAACTGTGGGGGTTCCACACGACGGACTCTGGTGACGGAGTCTCGAACGGGGAGATGGAGTGTGCTCTGCCGTTTCCCAACGTGTTCATGACCTGTCCCCGTGAACAGTTGATCCAGGAGTCTCATCGTCTCAAGAATCTCCTGGCCGACCAAGGCATCGTGGTGGAGCCTCTGGGGCCGGATGAGCCGGGTCCGCCTCACATCGAGGCCAACTACGATCCGTCTACCGACCTTGGGGTCATCTACCTGTTCAACGTGGACGACAGTTTGCTGTTCGGAAAGCCCGAGGAGACATGATGCGTCTGTTTCGGATGATTCTTGCTCTGGTGGTGGCCAGCTTCCTGCTAGGGTCCACCTGCCAGACTCGCCCCCCACCGATCGCCATCGAGCCGACGGACACAGAGAATTGCCCTGCGGCCTGTGAGAAGTTACAGCAGCTTGGTTGCCCCGAGGGTCTTCCATTGGAAGACGGCACGAGCTGTGTGAAGTTCTGCACAGACACACAAGAGAGTGGGCATCCGTTGAACCCTACCTGCGTGATGGGGATGACGTCCTGCTCTCAGCTTCCAGGCTGCACGAACCCAAGGTGACCCCCATGCCCCCCGTCCTGCCCGATTGGTTCTGGGAATACGAGGAACCCGAGATCGTGGTGGCTCCCGTTGTGGAGCCACCACCTCAATCAGACTATGACCTGAAGCAGAGCATCATTGCTCAGTACCTCTCGACGCCTGAGGGTCGAGCCAAGGTCACCGCCTCAATGACCCACCCACTGCGAGGTGGGAGGGACTACCAGTCCATCGGGCAGAAGGTGTTCTTCGTAGACAAGATGCCTGATGGGGCTCTACCGTTGTACGACAAGGACCCCAATGTGGTGGCTTGCGTGGTCGAAGGGGAGCTGGATTTCCTGGAGACCGTGTAACAGGCTCCCAACTTTGTGCAGACCAATAGGACCGTGAATGTACTATCCCGTAGCCAGACGAACCGCCCCTGAGAGCCCCATCTGGCTTGATGACAACACTTGGGCTTGCCGCAGGCATGTCCCCTCGGCCAAGTTCCACGCAGGAGCCCAGCGGTGTTTGCTAGGGTGCCCGGTCGAGCGACCCTACAGAGATGGGATGCCCCTCCCGGCACCACGTCCTGTGGTGGTGAAACCCCCCGTGGTCGAGTCTTCGCCCGTGGTTGAGTCTCCGCCCGTGGTCAAGAAGCCAGTTCCGGTCAAGAATCCAGCCCCGGTCACGAAATCCAATGAGTGGGACCATCTGGACACCCTGGATGCACAAGGGTTGGCCCAGCATTCCATCACGGAGCTGCGTTCCTATGCCTCCAACCACCTGGGGATCCGGGGAGCCTCGAAGATCCCAGGTGGCAAGGACGCTTTGATCACTCGGATTCTGGCGAAGCAGTTGGCTTGACCAGGAGTGCTTGTTCCAGGAAATCAGGGACAAGCAGGCAGTGTGCCACGAGGTCCAGATCCATTCGGATGTAGCGTTCTCGGTCCTCTGGGGTGAGCCAGTGAGTCCGCGTTGCCAGCCAGTGGGCGTGATCCACAAGGTGTTTGACGGCCGTCTCCCGTGACTCCTTCTCTCGGGGAGAGAGGGCCTGCCAGATCAGGTCTTCCGCCTGATTCCTTCTCTTGTCCGTGAAGCCCTCGTTCGGGTCACAACGGACCAGACGGCACCACATCTCTCCGTAGTTGCTGTCTCCATCGTCGATGATGATGAACGGGGTTCCTACGAGATCGTTCTCGATGAGGTAGTCCCGCACGGGATCCCCACCACCGGCACAGCTTCCGGTTTGGCCAATGAGAGTTGCCGGGTACAGATGCCCTGCCTTGGCAAAGGCGTTTTTCATGTAGTCCAGGGAATGGGAGTTCCAGGCGGAGTTGAACACGACTTGAGTCCCAAGCCAGGATTGAAGCCGATTCAGTTGTCCAACGAGATGCTCATCCAGCACTTCCTGTTGCGGATGGCCGTAACGGTTCATTACGCCGTCAATGTCGAGGAAGATGAGGGTGGTGTGGCCCATTAGCCCTCCAGGTCGAAGTTGGCGTAGAACTCTGCACCAGGGGAGCAGGAGAGGTAGCCGGGAATGATGCCTGTGGGCTTCAGCCCAGCCTGATGGAACGTGCCCAGAAGGTCAGCCTCCCGGTACTTGGGCCAGACCACCACCATGGGAGTCGTCCAGTCACCCATGACCAGGACTCGGATGGCATTCCAGAGACGGTCGAGCTTGACCGTGGTGAAGGGTGGATCGAACACCACGAGGTCGGGCTTGAACATCGCTTGGGGGCGGTGGAGGTTCCACTCTCGAAACCAGGGCTCACCCACAAACCGACGGTCGATGTCGAGGACAAGGGGTGGGTTACGATCTAGAGCCATCTCATAGCCCAGCATTGGGCAGCAGAGCAGGAGTGGCTCCTGGTACTGGCGAACAAGCCTCACCAGGAATCGGCGGGTGGGGAGGTCGAACCAGTATTGTTCGCGTTGGTGGTTTTCGTTCATAGCCTGTATCCGTTCAGGGCTTGGTCAGGACCGTCACAGCTTCGTAAGCCGCGAACCCGAAGCATGTCACGGTGAAGTCCTGGTAAGCCTTCGTCCGGGGGTTGTAGGCTCGCGTGACCTGACCGGGGACCTGGAATCGCACCACGTTGTAGCCACGGGCTGCCTGTTGCAAAGCAGCCCTCTCGCAAGCGTCATCGGCCGCCTTGGTGGCCTCGGCCTGGTTCCAGGTGAAGGAACCATCGGGGTTCCACTCGAATCCGAAGATGAGTGGATTGTAAGTCTGGGTGGTGGCCATCGTGGTTCTCCTCTAGCCGACCACGGTCAGGGTGTAGACCGTGACGATCATCTCGATTTGCGGGTGACCTGAGCCGATACCGCCACGGGTGATGAGGTTTCCCGAGCGGCTGCCCTTGCGGACCGTCTGGCCAGCGAGCTTGAGGCGCTTGGCCTCCGCGTTGCGGTCCTGCATCGCCGCCTTGTGGGCCGCCTTGTCATCCCAGTCGTACCAGTTGTCCGAGGTCCACGAGAAGTTGTAGTTGGCGGGGTTGAAGCTCTGGGTGTTGCTACGCATCTTGGTGTCTCCCGTGTGTCCATCGTTCTGAACCTACTACGGACGAGACTCGGAAATTGAGCCCCTACAGCCTCACTTTTTGAGCACCCACCAGATGTGGTTGAACCGCTCGAACCCCTGCTCGGTGAGCCAAGCACCGAGTCGTTTGTCTCCGTTGACCTCCTTGTCGAAGTGGTCGAAGGAGTTCTCCGGGTCCAGGGTGCGGGCGAACACACGGAGCTTTTCCTCCCACTGCTCCGCCACCTTCCGGTCGAAGAAGCCGAGGATGGGCCAGGTCGGCGAGAGGTGGTGATGGGACCCGTTGAACAGGCACACCTCGGACGTGTGCTGGTCCGGGTACGAGTCATCCTTGCAGTCGATGACCGAGGTGAACCAGGCGTCTGCCTCGGGCAGGTCACGCGGATTGAGGTGGCCCAGGATCTTCCTCCCGGTGGCCACGTTGCGGTAGCCCAGGAACTTCAGCTTCTCACGCTTCATCTCGAACCTCTTAGCGGTTGTAGTCGTAGAACTCGGAGCGGACACCGAAGGTCACGGTCCCACCCCTCTCGCCGGCCTTGGTGCCCACCTGCCGCCACTCACCGTTGGCACGCAGGGTCACCTTGTAGAGCCGACCCTTGGGGTTGGGCTCGTAGGCGTATCGTTGTACGCCCTCGACGTGGGCACAGAACCCACCAGGGGACATCTTGAGAGCATCCGGCTCTCCCGAGTTGGCTCCGTTCAGCAGGGTGGCCCGGTCCCGGCGGACGTAGGCGGTCTTGCCGCTGGGGCTGACCCGCACGACCGTCCCGGCGTCTCGGTCGGACCAGTAGTTGAGGGTTGCGCCTTCGCCGACTGTGGGGTTGCTGCTCATGGGGTCCTCCGTTTGTGTTCTGCCCCCAGTACGGATGACTTCGCTAAGTTGAGCCCTCAATTTTAGGGGCTCAATTTCAGCCTCCCCTCCGTAGTAGGGGTATGAGCAACTACAGCAAATTCCTCATCTCCACAGGTCCCCTCGCAGGGCAGACTGTGGTCGGCTATGAGCTTCTCTCACGGGAGACGCCGGACGGTCTGGTGAACCAGAGTTTCGGCAGGGGTCTCTGGATCCCCGCTCTCAACGTGCGGGTCCCCGCAGATGTTGGCCAACAGGGCCACCCGACGGCCTACACGAACCTGGTGGTCGCCTACGACATGTTCAACACCGAAATCACCGTGGGTGCCACCCTGCACGCCGTCTCCAGCAAAGAGGTGGTGCGGGTCAAGGTGCTGGGCTTCGGCAAGTCCTACCACAACGGCTGCGGTTGGTGGACTCGGCAGGTCAAGGTCATCGACCTAGACTCCAACCGGAAGTCCACCATCAACAACCCCTCGCTGACCATCCTCGTGGGAGCAACATCGTGAACATCAACCCCAACCAGAAAAGGAGCAACTGCTCTTCAACCTCCGAGTCCGCTTCGGCGTGAAGATCCCCTGATGGGCAACAACCGATTCAACCGTGTAGCGATGGCTGAGGGCACCTGGGTCGTCATCTACCTGGGTCACCCCGACCATCTCGGTGATGAGGCCCTGGCCACCAGGTCAGGGTTCCCCACCCGTGAGGACGCCGTGGGCTACGCGGCTACCATCGACCCCTGTTGGCGACCGGTGGTCGCGAAGCTGGAGGCCCCATGAGCGACATCATCGACTTCCTCCGAGGTGATGAGCCCAACTCAATTGGGCTCACCTTGTCTGACATTCTCGGTTACGACGACGAGTTCTGGGAGCAATGTCATGGCCACATCCAGTGGGCATTTCCTCTGCCCGAGCCCTCCCAGGCTCAGCCCACCAGCCCCGTCGCCACCCAGAGTGACTACGACGTGATCTCGATGGATCCGGTGCTCAAGGCACGGATGCTCGCCCTGCTGGGCAGGTACATCGCGTTCCTCGACAACACGACCGCGTGGCGTCAGCCCGTGGATCACAACCACCTGCGCATCACCCGAGTCCTGCGGTGCCTGTGCCGCTGTGGGCTCAACGACCCCGCCTACGACTTCTTCGAGTACGTCAAGGCTGAGGTGGGAGGCCGCGTGGGCAAGCAGACGCTCTGGTACTGGTCCGAGGCTCTCAAGCGCAACCCCGCGTGGCTCTCGGAGGACCAGTGACCGCAGACCCACGCATCGAAGCTCTGTTCGAGGAGTTCCGGCAGATGCCTCGGGATGACCAGGGGGCGGTACTGGATTTCAAGGGCATCTACGTCACGAGCGATCATGACAAGCTCTGGCTCTGGCTCGAAGGCACCCCCCTGGTGCGGTACGCCGACAAGGGTGTCTATGGCGAGGTGCCCGCTTCTGGTCACCGGGAGGCCTGGAACGTGATAACGCTCCTAGTGGAACCCTATATGAACTCCAAGGGCTCAACTCCTGATCCACAGGCGTAGTAGGGTCATCAACAAGAGAGGCGAGCATGAGGTTTGAGATTCTGAGGATGGAGATTGAGTGCGACCACTGGTATCCGTCCTTCATCTGGTAGCCCACCCCTATCTAGGAGATAGGTTCTGCAATGACTCCTGAGATCGTCATCACCGTCGGGATCCCCGGCTGCGGCAAGAGCACCTACGTCAAGGCCTTGCTCGCCAAGGGTTACCGCCGACTGAACCGGGATGCCATCGGTGGGGTCCTGAACAGCCCCACCGCCCTGATCTACGGGTTCCTGCGGGACTGCTACCGTGCGGGAGACCGTCAGTTCATCCTCGACAACACCTACACCCGCAAGGAGCACCGGGAGGTGTTGATGCAGGTCGCCAAGGAGCTGGATCTCCCCGTGCGGGTGCTCTGGTTCCAGGTGCCTATCGAGCAGGCCCAGGTGTTCGCGGCTCGCCGGCAGGTGCAGCGGTATGGCAAGGTCCTGTCGAAGACCGACTACGACGAGAAGCCCTACTGTAACGACCCCAATATGTTCCAGCCGGGGGTTCAGTACGCCTTCGTGAAGGCGATGACGGACCCGTCGATGGACGAGGGCTTCTCGTCCATCGAGGAGATCACGGTCAAGACGGTGTGGGGAGCTGAATACACGAAGCGGGCTCTGATCCTTGACCTGGATGGAACCCTTCGCACGACGCCGGACGAGAAGGAGTGCCCCTATCCCCGTGACCCGAGTGAGGTCATCATCCTCGACGGACGCCGCGATCTGCTTCAGCGCCGTCAGGCCGAAGGCTGGCTCATCTTCGCGGTGAGCAACCAGTCGGGTGTGAGTCGCCCGCCCGGGGATGCCAAGTACGTCTCCGATGCCAACGTGCAGGCGAGCATCGAGGCGACTGAGAAGGGTCTCGGGATCAAGTTCGACCGGGTGCTTTACGCCACGGAGCGTGGCGGCCCGCCCCAGACCTTCTTGCGCAAGCCGATGCCTGGGATGGGAGTGTTGCTCATCGAGCAGCACAAGCTCGACCCTGCCCAGTGTATCTGCGTTGGGGACCTGAAGACGGATCAGACCTTCGCACAGCGCTGTGGGTTCCAGTTCGCCTGGGCTCACGACTACTTCCGATAGGAGTCCCTCAGTGTCACGACCCCAGAAGTTCTTCTTCAACCCTGATGGTGACCAGAGCAAGATCGCCGAAGCCAGTTCTGAGAGTCTGGTTTTGATTCAGGAGACGTTTGAGCATCTCAACCAGCTTCGCACCATCCGGGATGCCGCTATCAAGAAGGTGCAAATCGGCGAGGCGGCGTGCCCACACGAGTTCTTCTACGACGTGGCAGGGATGCCCTACGATGTGCGTCACTGTGCTGTCTGTGACAAGTGCATCGGGATGGTGTAGTCGTGAAAGACACGAGTTTCCCTACCAAGCCCGCACACGACCGTCCCAAGATGGCTGTGGTCAACCAGTTCAACGTGTACAAGGCAACGGCGCACGGGATCAGGATCCGTTGCCAGTACCCCACCAGGTACAAGCGGGAGGATTGGATGAACCAGTGCCCCTGCGCTGCTGTGAACGGACAGTGGTTCTGTGGATCTCACAAGTCCTTCGCTGAGCAGGGCTCAGAACCCTGACTACGTCCGTAGTACCAGTATGAAGATCCGTATCGCCCACGCCAGTGACACTCACGCCCGTCCGAGCATCGTTCGGCAGGTGGCAGGGATGTCAGCCGACTTGCTGACCCTCACGGGGGACATCTTCGGCAACAAGGGCTGGGTTCCGAACTATGGGATCTATGGGTGCGACAAGGTCATCAGCCCAGCCCATGAGCGGAAGTACCAGAGGAACTGGTTTCGGGATCACGCCAAGAAGTGGGCCGGTGACTTGAACGGCTGCCCGGTGCTCTACATCGGGGGCAACCACGACTTCTACAGCCCCACCGAGTTCCTTCGCCACTACGGGGTCACGGTCTACGAGATCACCGATGACCAGCCGATGGTCGAGGTTCTGGGGATCCGGTTCGCTGGTTTCCGCCAGATCAACCCCATCGTGCAAGGGGACAAGAGCAGTCACCATTGGGCAGGTGAGACGGATGACCTGATGCCTCACATCGAGCGAGCTTTCGCTTGTGACCCCCAGGTCCTCATCACGCACGGCCCACCACGGGGCATACTGGACAGCGAGCCTGGGTACGGGATGCAGCCTCTCGCGGATGCTCTGTTCACCCGGGAGCACCGGATCACGCATCACTTCTTTGGGCACAGTCATCCTGATGGTGGCCAGCAGGCCGAGGAGCGAGGGATCAAGTTCTACAACGGGGCAGGGCACTGCCTGCTGCACGAGGTTGATCTGTGAACTACCTGGAACGAGTGGGGGCGGCCTACGTCGCTCTTCAAGAGGCCAAGGCTACACGCACAGCCTGCCACAAGCATCTCCAGTGGGTGTTTTGCCGGAAACGCTCTGAGTGTGATAGGGACTACCGGAAATACCCCACTCCGGGGTGGGTGGGTGGCCGCTCACAACCGCTGGGCTATGGCTAAGCAGGCCATGGAGAAAGCCTCCGAGGACCTCGAAAGGATCTACTCGGAGGGCTCAACTGTGTAGGTTCCCCCGTAGTAGGGATGCACCAAGGAGATGAGATGACCTTCTGGATCGGAGCCCCCAACTCGGACAAAGTGGACTCTCGGGAGAACCGAGAGGCTGTGGTCTCTCGGCTCAACGATGTCCTCCAAACCAAGTTTCTGGCCACGGACGAGGGTGGGGTGATGCTGACTGCTCGCCGCCTCCAGCCTGGCGGGTTCGCGGGTTGGGGACCCAGGGTTGCCCGGACCTATGGCCGCAAGGTCTACTGGTTCAAGTCGGGTGACGAACGTCAGAGCTACAGCTCCACGGGCCACCTGGTCCTGGTGGGCGATGCGGGAACGGGTCGCGGCTGGAAGAACCGCCAGGTGGCTCTGTTTCAGGAAGCCCTGAACCAGTTCCAGTCGTGGTACACCGAGAAGGGTTGGGATCCCCACAAGTAGTTGTTCACGATTTGAGCCTGTTCACGCCGCGTGAACAAGGGTTGCGCGTGAACAAGGTAGGTCCTCCCGAGCCTGGCTCGGGTAGAACGGAGCATGAGCAACAACAGAGCCCGTGCATCCGTTGAACGTATCCGTGAGAAGGTTCCCATCATCCAGGTGCTGGCCGCTCTAGGCTATGATGTCCGGGAGGATGGTGGGGACCGTGAACAGCAGTTCCGGTGTGACCTCCACGGCACCGGTCATGACAACAAGCCTTCGGCCCGCGTCTATCCTGATAGCAACACCTGGTACTGCTTCGCTTGTGGTATCACCCGTGATGCCATCGAGACTCTGCGGACCAAGCAGGGCATCGGGTTCTGGCAAGCCGTCAAGATTCTGGAGCAGTCCAATGGGCTGGACCCCCTCCCTGTAGACTATGGGGCTGACGAGAGGGGGGAGACCGCCCTGCACGAGATGCAGGAGCAACTCGACCAGCGGGTGACGTTTGACGATGAGGTCAAACGGGTGAAAGCTCTCCTCGATGGCCTGACCACGGATAGGGAGCTTCCTTTGGAACGGCTCCTGAGCTTCTGGGAAGCCTTCGACAAGGCCTTCTATCACGTCCGTGGTCCTCACGGGGATGGTGGCGTCTGGCATGAGGCGAAGGGCCGTCAGGTTCTTGCAGCTCTGCGAGAACGTATCCTCGACATTCTCAAGGATCTTCAGGCGGAGTTGGAGTGAGACTCCAGCAGTTCAGCCTCGACTTGGGCTCACTGGGTGGGGTCGTTCGCATCCTACGCCCCGTCCCCTCTGAGGTGAGAGTCGGTGAAGACCTCATCATCGACCCCTGGGGGGAGCTGGCTCCTTTGCGTCTTGTACCTGAGTTTGCCACCCTCATCCCCATCGTGACCGGTGAGGCCATGAGTCACGCTCTTCACGGGTGGATGAGACCGTTGGCGGAGTCCTTGGGGCCAGAGCCTCAGCACCAACTCCTACACATCCCTGATCCCCACAACGTGTGCAGCCTCGCCAACTCGTGTGTGATGCACGACCCGAAGCGGTGCCATCCCCGGTGCAAGAAACTGCCGGAGTGTTGGTCCCCGGAAGGGGTGCAGGAAGCCCGGCGAGCAATGGCTCTCGTAACATTGGCCTGGGTCGAGGGCCAGTACGTCGTGGTTGTCGAGGGGGCCGAGTTCGTCATCGGTCGGGGTAGGTAGAATAGACCAAGACCAACGGAGGGGTGATGGATCTGTTCGAGCTGTTCGATACCCGGAGGGTGATCAAGTATCAAGAGTGGATGGAATCAGGTGATTTCAACTTCATTCTTGTAACCCCCGAGAACATCACAGAGTGCATCGACGCCTGCATCAACGCCAAGCACGGCCGAGTGGCGATTGACCTTGAGACCACGGGCATTGACAACCGGGTTGATCCAGTAACGAAGTCCACCAAGGACAAGATCGTCGGGGTCTGCCTGTCCGGGGATGGGATCACGGGATGGTACATCCCGATTGCTCACCAGAAAGGGGCACAACACAACATCCCATGGAGCCTGTTCGACCGGGAGTTCCGCCGCCTGATGGATGCGGTGGACAATGACCAGGTTGTCGGCGTGTTTCACAACGCCAAGTTCGACCAGGAGTTCTTGGAGTTCCACGGTGGGGAGCCCTACGGCAAGTGGGACAATACGAAACGCTGGGAAGACACCCTCATTCTGGCGTACCTCCGGTTCAGCCGGTCTCGGCGTAAGGGGCTCAAGTCCCTCTCGGAGGCCCCAACCGATGCAGATCAGACGCATGTCTGTGGAGGCCCAGGGCTCGGGATGAAGATGCTGGAGCTGGAGGAGTTGTTCCCCGAGGATCATCCCAAGCACCAACTGGACTTCTCACTTCTTGACCCTTCGGAGAAGGGACCCCGGATCTACGGGTGCTCGGATGCGATCTGCACCTGGCTCCTCTGTGATCTGCTCCTGCCAGCCGTACTGACACCCGATCACGGATTCAGCCAGCAGCAGATCTATCGCATCGAGAAGGGTTGCGTGACGGCCATTCGCTGGATGGAGCGCAACCTCATCCCGACGAGCCCCAAGGTGGTCATGGAGTTGATCCAGCTCGGCCAGCAAGAGTGGTTCGATTCGATCATGGATGTCTATGCGGCGGCCAGTGAGATCCTGGGCCGGGACGTGATGCCCGGTTACTACAAGGTGCTGAAGAACAACCGGCCAGGTCCCGACGAAGGTGGGTTCGTGGCGGATGACCCGCTGAACCTGCTGGCGGAGCAGGTGACACGAGCCAAATCGTTCCAGGACCGCTTCTTCCCCAACCCTGTGGGTCTCGCTGAGTCCGATGGCTTGAAGTGGCCGATCATCTACGACGTGAATGCCCCCAAGCAGTTGGGTCAGATGTTCCAGGAGATGCAGGTCCCTGGCCTGGTTTTCACCGAGAAGTCCCAGGAGAACGCCGACAAGGGGAAATGGCAGGTCAAGACGGCTAAGGACGTGCTCGAACAGATCATCGAGAACGCCGCCGACCGTTTTCCATTCATGGCCAAGATCCGCCGGTTCCGAGAGACCAACAAGGCTCTGTCCGGCTACCTGTTTCCGATGCTCGAAGACGTAGATCCCAACGATTTCACGATGCGGATCAATTTCAACGCTCACAAGGTGAATACCGGACGGTTTTCCACGCCCGCCCGCGAGCGAGAGCTGTCCACGGTCAAGACGAAACGGATCCCAGGCTGGCCCGAGATCAATCTCCAGTCGATGCCCGCCACCTATGACCCTCGCCGCCCCGCCTGCATGACTCGACTTCGCGAGTGTGTCGTGGCTCGGCCGGAGCACTTCCTCGTCGCCATCGACTTCAGCGGCGAGGAGTTGAGACTCGTCACCAACCTGTCCCGCGAGCCCAAGTGGCTGGAAGAGTTCTTCCGGTGTAGTGGATGTGGTCGTTCGTTCTCCCGAGGGGATGGGAGTGTGACGCCCAAGGCCCCGCCCGCCCGCTGCCCCAACTGTGGCTCCGACAAGATTGGTGACCTTCACACTCTGACGGCTCTGTCCATCTATGGGGATGACGCGATGCGTCGGCCTGAGTGGAAACAGCTTCGAGGCAACGCAAAGGGTGTGAACTTCGCCCTTTGCTACGGTGGCGGTGGTAATGCGGTCGTCCGAGCCTGTTCGGTGGACAAAAACGAAGGGTGGCGAATCAAGAACCAGTTCGATGGGACGTACACCGGGCTGAAGAACTGGTGGGCAGGACAACATCGCTTTGCTCATCAACATGGGTTTGTGACGACTGCACTCGGTCGAATCTATCCCGTCCCCGACATCCATTCGGCGGATGGTGGTTTCCGGTCCAAGGCGGAGCGCAACTCGGTCAACGGTCCCATTCAGGGATCAGGCGCTGACGTGATCAAGATCGCGATGGCTCTGGTCTACAAGCACTGCAAGAAGAGGGGCTGGCTTGATACCTGCCGGCTCATCGCGTCGATGCACGACGAGTTGGTGTTCGAGGTTCACGAGAGCATCCTCGAACAAGCGATCGCTGAGATCGTTCCGATCATGACCAGCAACCCGTTCATCCTGTCCCAACGGTGGCCAGTTCCGCTGACGACGGACTGTGAGATCGGTCGCGACTGGACCGTCTCCTGGGACCTTAACGCAATGCAGTTTCGAGAGGTGCGGTTCGATGGTGACAAGAAGGTCAAGGAGCCACGTAGCCCTGACCGCAAGGACTTCGATTCTCCCTCGGCATTCAGTGATGCCGTCGCTGCCCATGCCCAGAAGAAGGCGGAGTGGGAGGCCATGCCTCATAGTTTCCCCGAGACACTGCGCAAGGTATTCAAGAACCTGGGAAGCGCAACGGGAGGAACCGTGACGACCTACTCAGATGCCCCTGAGCGGGCAGTCCCGCCGGTCTCGTCCGAGGTGGAGGCACCAGTAGCCGCTGAGGATAAAGCCACGGTTGTGGTGAAGGCCCCACTGCTCACCCTCGTACCGGAGCCTCAGGTTTCGGAGTTCACACCCCCCAAGGGGCTCAACTCCGGAGGGTATTACGACTTTGTCCTGCACGCACCGCTGACGGTGCCCACCTTGCACAAACTGGCGGTGGTCATCCGTGCCTGCAAAAACAAAGGCACGCGGAAGCTCCGTCTCCTCCTGCCGGACGGTACAGTGCTGGACGGTTGGTGGACCGGAAATGGGGATTGCCTGGTGAACGATCAGCAGTTCTACTATCTGGCACACGACGCGAAGCTATGAAGTGGGTAGGATAGGCTGTCGCTCCAACGAGGTGGTACAGAATGAGGTCGCTTAAAGTCGTCGGTGAAGGCAACAGCAAAGAGACGTACATCTGCGTCCACTGGAAAACCTTTCCCCCGCCGGGGGCGGGTGAGGATGCAGAGAACCTTCGAGCCAATGCTGCCATCGATCAGGCACAGTACAACCGGCTGAATCTCTGGACCAAGATCTGTGGCCAGCTTGACATGGCGGAGACTCCCTGTCTGAGTTGCCCACATCGTCGCAAGGTGGTCTGGAAGACTCGGGGACCCTACTTGCTGGCGCCTGATGGGACCGAGACGCCTGTTGTAGATTCGGCCCAGGGGGAGGCGTCTCCTCGTAACCGCCACATGGCCAACATTTTCCGCCGGCCGGGGACGGCGGGATCCCATGAACCCGCCGCTTGGACAAAGCGCGAGGAAGATGAGTGATTACCTTGCCACCTGTAACACCGGGGATCTGAGGACCGACGCAAAGTCGTTTCAGGACGTCTGGTGTGCTCGGTGCTCCCAGGTGAAGTGTGACCTGGCGAAAGACCCCATGAGTCGTCGTCAGGCCACCTGGCGGGAACACTACTTCGGGATGCCCTCAGCAGACCTGGGTATCCCGAAGTACGCTCAGATTGCGGGTCTCAACTTCCAGGACCTTCTGGAGAAGGCCGTCAAGATGGAGATCAGTTCCCAGAGGGGGGATTGGTCTGTTCCTGATGTCACCTCCGCCAACGGAAGGATCACTGAAAAGACCACCACCCAACTGGTCGAGGAGGCTGTCCAGCAATATGGGCAACCCTCCGAACCGGAAGAAGACCTCATCGAAGAGGAGGACCTTTCTGAGGCACAGGATGACGAAGATCCTCCTGTGCCTTTCACCCCTCCCCCCCGAAAGGGACCTGTTGTTCTGCCGCGAGCTGGTAACACCCCGGACCGTGGTGAGGTGATGTTAGGGGGACTCCCTTCCGCCTCGGATAGGAAACCACCCCTGGCAGAACGTGATCCATGGGCTCCCCCCGTGAAGTCCACGGTGCGAGTGGTTCAAATCGGTGCCACCATCGTGCTGGGTGGCAGCAAAAAGGTGGACGATGATTGATCAGGATCCGAACAAGGTACTTCAGGACTTTGCTCAGCAGGTCGCGGGGGAGTTCCCGGAGCTGAGGGATCTTCTGGACCAGGCCAAGAATGGCTCAATCACTGATGAGGACGCCCTGCGAGGGATGTCCGAGGTACTGATGAGCAATCCGGGCCTGGCCCGCCGGTTCCAGCAGATCTCGATGGCAGCGCTGGCTCCTCTCCGCCCAGAGGATGCTGCACAGCCTCTGGATCATGGTGGTCTGGTCATGCACCGGAAGACGGGCCTCCCCCGTCTGAATCCACTGGTGGAGGCGGGGCTCATTGAGCGTGCCCAGTACGACGGAGACATCCCCGAGCTACGGACAGGTCCGATGCCCTCAAGCGTCAAGCCAGCCGTGTCTGTGGATACCAACGTGCGGAACCCGGTGGCTCTGGGTCGGATGCTTGGTCAGGCATCTGATGAGATGGCGGCCAAGGTGGCGGCCAAGGAGCCTGAGCGGCTGAATCTCGTGGCGGATGCTGCACTACTTGACATGGTCGAGGGTACAGGGACTGCTCTGGCCAAACGTGCAAGTCGTGACCTAGTGCTGAATGGCAAGAGCGACCTGGCGGATGCGCCGGAATACCGGCGGGGGCATCTTCCAGCCCCCGTAAAGGTCACCCGCCCTTCGGGGTCCTTGCTGCTCTCCCTGAGCCCAGAGGAGAGCCGACAGGGAGCTTGGCAGTTCCTCTCGACAACACAGGGCCGAAGGTCTGCCATACAGGGCATCACCGAGCTGGTCGGGGTGAAGCTCCGGAGTGAGGGCTTCGATGTCAGCACCCGCCCTTTTGACCCTGGGACCAGCCATCCGGTACTGGCGGCTCATGAGTGGAAGGTGGGCATCGACGGTCCTGGTGCTGTGCAGTCGGCGTTCAACCTCATTGATGTCGCAGCCACGGCCATCGCAAAAGGGCTGACCCGCCGGTCTGGTGAGAGGCGGGGGCACGTCATCCTGGAGGTCGTAGCGATGAACACCGTGGACATCCGATCGGTGGGTTGGGCCGGGCGAATTCTTGGCGTGGACCCAGCCCTTGGGGTGACCCTATGATCGCGGACTTTATCGCTGCCCGGGACTATGCCAGAGTCAAGAACCTGTGGGTGGTGGTAGTAGTGCCAACGGAACAGGCCAAAGAGGGACTCAAGTGTCTCTCCGCCCTGTCCAGTGGTCATCCTTTTGGTGGCCGAACCCTGGTGATGGACTCAGGGCGATTGTCGGTGGCCCTGTCCTCGGATGAGGTGTTCCCTGCGGAGCCTTTCCAGGTGGTGTTCACAGGATGGAGTGGTTCCAGCAGTGCACAAGCAGAGGACATGAAACGATGGCGGCAAGCAGCGACGATGGTATCCCGGCTGATCTGAGACTCGTCTGGACGCTCATCATCCGAGGCGGGGAGCCCTTCGACATTCGAGTGAATGGCAAGCTCGGACCTGGGTTGAGTCACGATGGGACTCTGACCATCTGGAAGATGGTGGGCACAGCGGGGGAGGCGTTGAGCATCGCGGAGATGATCGAGGGACCTCTCATTGGTGCTCGGGTGGAGCGCCACACCGAGGTAGAGAACGAAGAGATGCTGGCCATCCGTCGGCAGCATCTAGGTCTGGAGGACTGAGGCAATGCCCATCTACGAATACGTTTGCAAGAAGTGCGGGCACAAGTTCGACAAGATGATGGGGATGAAGGACCCCAATCCTCCCTGTGACCATCAGACGGGGGAAATCACCTCTCAGAAGTTCGGGTCTAGTGAGGTCACGGTCGAACCGATGACCTGTGGTGGGGAGACCCAGAAGGTCATGAGCCGGGGGACGTTCTTGCTCAAGGGTGGGGGCTGGTACAAGGACGGGTACTGAGGTCGTTAGGTAGCCTATACGGAGGAATCAGTAGACCTTCCCCTTGTGGAGACGCCACGATGACCACCAAGACCGCCGCTTTCCGTAGCTCGACCCCAAACCCGAAGGCTACGTCCTTGGGTCGCAAGGCCTTCAAGGATGGACGTCCTTTGGATGGGGCCAAGACAGACAAGGCGTTCATGTCTTGGCTCTCCTCCCAGACCTGGGAGAGTGAAGAGGCTATTGGCCATGCGGTGGTGGCCTACATGGATGGCTGGAACGCTGCCTCCAACGAGGAGTGGGAAAAGGAAGTCCAGAGGATGCGGAAGGACAAAGCTTGGTCCAACCCCAAGCTCCTGAAGGGCAAGACCGCCGCCGAGACGAAGAAGACCCTGCGGAGCAAGCTCATCCGCAAGGCGTTCCAGAACCCCGATCAGCGCTCCACGTTGCTTCCTGTCATCGCCAAGCTGGCTGGAGACAAGATGCCCAAGGACTTGCTCGACAAGTTCAAGGGCAAGGAAGACGAGAAGGACGGCAAGAAGGCTTCGGCCACGAAGGTTGCGGTCAAGGCTCCGGCTGGCTTTGAGGTCGAGAACATTAAGATCGGGTCCAAGACGGCCTACCTCTTGAAGAAGGGGGACACTCAGATCGGGTTCGTGAAGCCTGGGTCCAAGACCAAGACCGACACCTTCCCGTCCCAGGTGTTCAAGGGTATCGGGGCGAAGGCCAAGATGATCGCTGCCTTCTTCCCGAAGTCGGAGAAGGGCAAGCTCGACGACGCCGACACCGGTCATGCAACGATGTATGGTTCGGTCGATGATGCACTGGCCTACCTGGCCAAGGGTGGCAAGACGGCTTCAGCCACGAAGGTCGCGGTCAAGCCGGAGACCGAGGATTTCGTGCGTTGGGCACTGAGCACTCAGTCTCCGATGCACCCCAAGGAGGTTGAGGCTGTCGTCAGCCGAACTCTGGGCATCAAGACCGAAGACCCGAAGCCCAAGCGTGGTGGGGCTCGATTCTGGAAGGGTGACGCGGTCAAGATTGATGTAAGCAAGCACAAGTCGCCCAAGTTCGACAAGGCGATGTACGAGAAGTTCAACGGGAAACTCGGGACAATCACTGACGCCGAAGCCGTGGATGTACTTATCGCGTTCAAGGGTGAGCCTGCTCCAGTGCGGTTCCCTGGAGCACAGAGCGCTCGCGGTGTTGGTATCTATAAGTACACCGCCCCCTACACGGTGCAGGGTTCCAGCAAGGTCGAGATCATCTACAACGCCGGTGGCAAGCCCACCCCTGATGCCCTGATTGTTGTGGATGCCTACAGGGCCGGGGGTGGCAAGACTGAGAAGCGGGCGGCCAACTACTACACCGGTTACGTCGTCCAGGCTTCGGTCGGGGCGAAGGGCTACTATTTCAGAGCCTTCCCGCAGCAGCGCGTAGACCCCAACAGTGAAGGGGGCTACATCCCACGGACTTTCAACCCCTCCCTGGGTGACCTGTTCTACATCGGCATCTTCGGCAAGCGACCCACGCGGTGGGAAGCCGAGTTGAAGAAGCTCGAAGAGGCTGCCAACTAGTCCCGGTCGCCCCCCAGGCCGGAACTCGAAGGCCGTTCCCAGTTCGCTGGGAACGGCCTTTTTTCGTTTAAGGGGCTCAACTTCGCCCCTTGCTCCGTAGTAGACTCAGAACAACGGAGGGCTGAGATGTCGCACTGGACTCACCAGACTGAACATTGCGGAGCGAAGAACGGAGGGGGCTTTCGTGGCACCCGTGCCGAGGCCAAGGCCGCTTCCAAGGTTGGTCGTCGTGCTCTCGACCGTGCCTTCATCGAAGAGGGCCTCGACGAGATCGTGGACGAGGAGGTCTCCGCCCGCCTCGTCGAGGCGGAGGCTGAGCGTATTGCTCAGCACACCTTCGACGAGTTCGCCGTCCACGACAGTGACCTCTACATCGTGGAGGCGATGGAGCCGTGGGAGGCTCCCAAGCGCCTGCTCATCACCGCGAGCAAGGCCAATGCGATCGAGGTAGCCAACCAGGCAGCTCTCGACCCCAACAACTACTACGAGGTGATCCTAATCACCATGATGGACCTGGACACCCTGGACGTTCCGGGTGACTACGAAACCTTCGGTCAGGTGTTCCGTCATTGCGTACCCAACCGGCGTCGGGACTACTAGATGGCGACCACCAAAGATCGAGTGGTGACCCGTTATCAGAACGGGTCACCACTTCAGGATCGAGCCACCCTGACTCTTCTGGATGAAGTGGTGGTTCAGGTCTGTTACGAACGTGGTGGACACGGGCAACACGCGGGCTCACCTCGTGTGGTGGTCGTTCTGAAGGACGAATACGGACGTGGTCCCATCACCTTGTGCAGTGGACTGAGGTCCTTTCAGAAGACGTTGGAAGCCGTCAACACGTGTGACCTCTGGTGCGAGGTGCCTCTCGCTATTGAAGCCGTCTACTGGTGGCAGGGGGACATGGGTCCGGGCTGAGGTGGGTAAGGTGGGGGACCTCACTCCCGGAGTACCCTGTGGCCCGAACTTACACTCCCCTCTACGCCAAGCCCTTCGTATGGGTGGACACCGAAACCACTGGCCTCGACCCGGATGTCAACGACATCATCGAGGTCGCCATCATCCGGCTGAATCCTGATGGGATAGAGTGGGTGATCCACTCCAAGGTCAAGATGGAACGGCCGGAGAACGCTCACCCAAAGGCACTGGAAGTCAACGGCTACACGGAGGAAGCCTGGGCGGATGCCGAAGACCCCAAGGTTTTCTGGCAGAAGGTTGCCGACTGCGGCATCCTTGATGAGGCCATCGTTGCGGGTCAGAACGTGCGATTCGATGCAGGGTTCCTCAATGCGACGTTCAAGCGTCATGGCATCAAGACCCGGATGGACTACCACCTCTACGACACCTGCACCTTGACCCTGGAGCACCTGCTGCCCTGGATGGAAAGCATCTCTCTGGTGCCCACCTGCGTGGCCCTGGGGATTCCCGTCAAGAACGCCCACACGGCCCTGGCGGACTGCCGTCTGGCCATGGAGGTGGACAAGGTGCTTCGGCAGGCGAAAGGCAAGGACCGTGAGGCCTGGTCAAAGGTGGTGCCAGGTCGCTTGTTGGCCTGGCGGATGGCCGGCAAGCCCAACGAGTGGCCCCTCTGAACACAGGACATCAAGGACCATGAAGAAAGCCACCCGAGTTCATCGAGAAACGCTGCCCGTGGACCTGGCGGAAGCTCTGCTGAACGTCCCTTTCGAGGATGAGGCAGCCTCCAGGCCAGAGGCGTATAGCAGCGTGGGAGCCCGGCTTGGGGCGGCCAAAGCGGAGTTGCAAGCAGCGGTGTTGGCGGCCAACCGAGTGTTGACCGCCAATCCTCTGATGGAGATCATCGCGGAACACGCCGCCCGGAAGATCGGCCGAAGAGGTCAACCCCTGGTGGTCGTGGACGAGGCAGGGGAGATTCTGCTGGAGATCCACTACCTCACCCCAGACGAGGTCCAGTCTGATCCTCAGATCCCCAAGGTCCGCAAGTCGAACCTCCCTCCCATCGAGGAACTGAGACAGGAGGCCACCTTTCTCGGCATCGACCCGGAACCATTTGGGAAGGCGAAGACCAAGCTGCTCAAGGCCATTGACGCTGTGAAGGCGGGCAAGCCAGAGCCAGCACCTGTGATGAAAGCTCTGGCACCCAAGCCAGCGCCAGTGGTGAAGGCCCCGGTCATGATGAAGACTGCACCCGCAGTGGGGACTCCACGAACGGTTCAGATTGAACCCACCCCATTCATCACAGTGGCTGATGACGACGAGGGGTTGGACGCCTTGTTCGGGGAGACTCCCGTCAAGAAGAACAACGGCACCCCTGCGACACCCTTCGGGTCTCCGTTTGATTTCAAGGGTCCGGCTGTACGGAACCCTGTCAATGCCCCCATCAGGAACACGGAGGTCGAGTCTGACCGGCCTCCCCTGCCCCCGCCGGTGCGTCCCCCTCGACGTGGAACACCTGCCCTGGGGTCACCGCCTAAGAGGACGGGACGTAGTCTGTCGGCCATCGCAGGCAACGCAGAGGCAGAGGTAGACATCGACGCCATCCTGTCGGTCCCCGCACCACCGCCGCCCAACGAAGACTGAGTCAACCCTTCGTTGGCGAGCCTATACACCTGATGAGGTAGGGACATGTCTCCCTGCGTCGTCGAGGTGTCTGTGGGCGAATGGTGGATCAACAACAGTGGGTACAACCTCCTCAAGGGAGTTGAGGGTGATGCCACCAACCGGATCCATCTGGATGATGGCGTGATCATCGACTTCCTGCGTCGCATCCCCGCCTCTCGCTCCTCGTTCAATCGCCTCGTACCGAACATGCTCGAAGATGAGCAGATCCGGTTGCGTGGGCTCATCGCGGCAGCCGATCTGATCGCGGTGGACCCCAAGGTGGTTGAAGACGCTTTCCAGGCGTCTCAGAACAAGATTGGGGTTCATGCCACTGGTCGATTCGGTGGTACACGGCGTGGAGGGAACAGTTGATGGCCGACACAGACATGGACGGCAAGCCTCCTCTCCAGAGTACACCCCTGAATCGCCAAACCGCTGGGATCTACATGATCCGGTGTGCCAATGGGAAAGCCTACATTGGTCAATCCCGGGTGGTGCTCCGTCGTTGGACCCAACATCGGTGGGCCTTGAACCGAGGGTCCCACGGTAACCCACACCTCCAAGCTGCCTGGACCACGTTGGGTGAGCGAGCTTTTGAGTTCCTGCTCCTACGGGAGTGCGGTGATCCAGCCGAGCGGGACATCCTAGAGACGCAGTTCATCAACCAGTACCAGACCAGAGAGCGTGAGCACGGCTACAATCTGATTGCGGTAGAGGAAGGTAAACGGGGACATTCCCCAGAAACCTGTGCCAAGATCAGCCAAGGAAACAAAGGGAAGACCGTGAGCCCCACAACAAAGCTGCGGATGAGCCGGGCTCAAGCAGGTCGTCATGTTTCTGCTGCAACTCGTGCCCGGATGAGTACCGCAATGCAGGGTAAGGGAGCAGGTGTTGCCAAGTCCGCGGGTCATCGAGCAAAAATTGCGGTTGCACTTCAAGGCCGGACCTTGAGTGCTGAGCATGTTTCTCGGGTGGCAGCAGCCAAATGTGGTTGCCCTTTGACAGAGGAGCACCGTGTTCAAGCCCTGGCGGTTTTGGTGCGTAACCACGAGGCCCGTCGAGGAAAGCCCTTGTCCTCTGTGACAAAGGCACGGATCAGTGCGGCAAACTCAGGACGGGTCTGTTCCCCAGAGGACAGGGCAAAAAAGTCGGCGGCCTTGAAAGGGCGTCCGAAGACCCCGGAGCAGATCGCTGCAGCCATTACAGGCAAAAAAGCCAAACAAATGAAGCAGGTGAACCATGTCCATGCGTGAGCCACCACTCAAAAGTCGCAAGTTCATCGCGTACCTGGTAGCCGAGATCACCTGGAAGATCCTGGCAGGGCTGGTGCTCTTCTGGGGAAAGGACTCAATCCCGCAGCAGGTGTTCATCATCCTGTTCGCTATCGTGGTTGTAGCGGGGTTCGTGGAAGCAGGGTTCATTCTCGGACAAGCCAGCCTGGACAAGTACACCCGTATCGCCCAGATCGCCTCTCAGAACGGAAAGGTGTTTGAGGTCACCAGACGAAGTATGACCGTCACGAATGGTCCCGACAAGAAACCTACGGCCCCCCCCACCCCTTCTGAGGATCCAGAAGGCGGACTTGGGTAAGGTCTCACCCTCTACTAAATCCCACCTGGAGGTCGTCGTGAAGAAGCTCCTCTCCATCCTCTTGCTAGCACTGGTTTTCACCGGCTGCACTGAGTACATCGTGCGGGACACCGTGGTCTACCAGACCGAGCTGAACCAGTACGACGCCTGGGCCACCAAGCAAGCAGCTTTGCTCAAGGGGTTCATGGCCACCTCCTGCACCTGTGATGCGGCAATGAAGTTCGTGGACCCCGCCTGTGCGGCATCCGCCGACTTCGTCCTGACCATCGAGGCTCGGCACGAGTGGCACAAGGCGATGAGCCTGTACCTCGCTGGTATCAGTGACACCCGCCCGCCCAAGGTCCCACCCGTCATCCCTGCCAGCAGCACCCTGTGCCCGGCACCTGTGGAATGAGTGAGGTCTATGGCCGGTACTCACCTGGCAGCGTCTATTCGAGCGAACCACACCTACCCAGCATCCGCTTCAACGGGAGGCAACTGATGAACTTCCAACAGCTCCTCAACAATCTGATCCCCGTGCTCGGCCAGGTTGGCGTGGACACCCTCGAAGATGTGTTCAAGGACCTGGCCGCTGACCAGGATGAGCCGTGGGCGCAGGTCGCCCTGGCCCTTCTCGGTGACGCTGTGGCAGCTCACGGGATGGCTGGCATCGAGCTGGCCCGCAAGGCCATCGACGCCTTGTTCGAGAACAAGGTCCCCGAGATCGACTGGGCAAGTCCCCGGACCGCATCGGACTTCGTGGCCAAGATCCAGAACGCAGAAGCCGATGACAAGTCCTCGGCCCGTGACTTCTTCGTGAAGGTCGGTGATGCCTTCGGGCAGATCTTCGCTGGGATTGTCAAAAGCCTCGTCGCCTGAAACAAGGAGAATCAAGATGACCTACCGACCCCCATTCGCTCGTATGCGGCAAATCAAAGCCGATGCACCCCCCAAGCCTTCCACAGATCCAGTGAACGTAGAGGAAGCTCTACTCACAGCACCACCAGCTCCGGCGGACATCCGTGTCTCCGTGGGCGCGGTCGATGTGGTCGTAGAGGCTGGGGATGACCACAAGTTCGGCACCCCGGACGACCACCACCACATCGTGCAGGCTGGGGCTGAGTCTCCTGTCACCGAGCCCAAGGTCATCGAAGAGGAGCCCCTCGTTGCTGAGGTCGTCGAGCCTGAGGTGCCCACCTACGACAAGCTCACCCGGAAAACCGACCTGGTTGCTTTGGCGGCACAGTACGGAGTGGTACACGAGGACACTGCCACCAAGGCTGAGATCCTCGCCGCTTTGGATGCCCATTTCGGCAAGTAGAGGGGACTCCCGTGTCTACAGTCAGGATGCGGGTCGTCAAGTACATCCCCGAGAAGCTCTACGGCTTCTGCTCAGGCCTGGATGACGAGGGGACCCTGCGAGAGGTGTTTTTCCACCTCGCAGTGTTCCACCCGGGGGAATCAGTTGAGGTGGCTCGGTGCATGGGATGTCCTGGGCCACCTCGCTGTCAGAACCCTGTGGACTCACCCCCACCGATTCTTGGTGAGTGGGTGCTGGTGGACAGTCCCGAAGGTGAGCCCGGTGGTAAGGCTCCCCGGGCTCAACGGGTTGTTCGTGAGACAACCCCTCGCATGATCATCGGTGTGGTGGAGTCGTTCGATGCTCTGCGTCGGTATGGTTTCGTCATGGGGAGTGATCAGGTGAGCTACCATCTGCACGAGAGTGAGATTGCTGATGGGCGTATACCCCTCACGGGTCACCAGATCATCTTTTTTGCAGGCTTCCGCGAAGGGCGGCCTCGGGCTTGTCATGTAAGGGTGTGCCGATGAGCAGCAAGAAAATCGACGGGACCAACATCTTCGGTGGCAAGAATAGCCGAGGTCTCTATGTCCCGATGTCCGAAGATGAGCAAGAAGTCATCCACCGTCTCGTAGAGGCGGAGGACATTCAGCTCATCATCCACGGTTGGGGCACCCTGGACCGTCCCCGGTTCCTGATCGGTGATCACCGCATTGGTGTGCAGTTCCGGCTCACGTTCAACAAGCCAACGGCCCCGATGTCAGTGTTCTTCTTCGACCTGGAGCTGAAGACCCGGACAGGCATCTCGCTCTGTAAGGAGCGCTTGCCCAGCATGTACAATGGCAAGCCGGTCGAGGTGATGGCAGGATTGTTCCTCGATATGCAGTGGGACATCGCCCTGCACTCGATGGACCCCCGCCTTGTCAAGCTGCTCAAGCCTGGGGCAACTGGTCTCACTTCACGCCGGCAGGACAAAGACACCGGGATGATGACGGCCCAGGGCAACATGAAGCTCAACGCCAAGCAGAAGAAAGTCCTTCACGAGCTGGAGATGGCTCAGGCCAAGGGCCGTGCTGAGGACCTTGCGCAGGTGGTCAACGCCACCGAGAAGGCCGGCTACACGGTCAAGCGAACGAAGAAGGGGTTCGAGGCCGAGGACGTCTAGTCCTTCTCGTGGGTTAGGGTGTGGGAGCACCTGGATTCGAACCAGGAACGTTAGGTCCCTCTCCTGAGACTTGCCCTGTAAGCCTTGTGTCCAAGGCGAGCCAACCAGGCGGGGCGGAATCAAACCATCTCAGGAGAAAAGTCCTCTCGTTTTGTCTCCTGACCGGCATCCCGGTCAGGCTAGGCTTG